CCGCGCGCGCGGAAGCTGTAGGCCGCCTCCTGATTGACGCCGTGGCGAACGCTGTCGGAGATGACGAACATCTTGCCCTTGAGCGACGTGCCGCCGGGTCCCCAGACCTGCACGTCGACGGGGATGAGGCCCATCATCTTCTTGCCCATGTCGAACTCAAAGCCGCCCGCGGGGATGGCGTTTCGCACGTCGACCTCCACCATGGGAGCGCCTGGCGACTCACCGGCGTAGCCCTTGGCGACCGTCGAGACGGGCTGCGAGTTGGTCGTGCGCGCGACGTCGACCTCGACCTCTTCGGCGAGGAGGGTGCCGTCGGCAGAAAAGAAGACCAACGTGTAGAGCTGAGCATTGCCGCTCATAGCATTATACTCCTCATTGTTCCTATGCGCGGAACGTTGTATAGTGACTTATGGACTCGACTACGAAGTGCGTAATCGAAGGCTGCGGTCGAATCGCGAAATGCCGGGGCATGTGCCAACGGCACTACATCAACGCGTGGAAGCAGAATCGCTATAGACGCACGCGCCTGCCGATCGTCTGTTTCGTGCGCGACTGCACGGCCCCAGCGACACGACAGGGCATGTGCAAGCCGCATTACGACTGGGTTAGGCAGGCGCACATGCTCGCGACTCGGCCAGAGGTGCGGGCGGACCGCGCCCGACGAGCGATCGCCTGGTGCCGGGCGAATCCAGAGCGCGCCGAGGCGCATCGGACGCGGTGGCGTCGTGTAAACGCGTGGGAACGCGTGCTGGCCCTGTACTGCCAAGCCGAGGCGCGGCGTGCCGGATACACGTGCGACTTCGACGACGACTACGTTCGCGAGCTATGGGCCGCACAGGGCGGCATTTGCCACTGGCTCGGCGTACCTATGGTACCCAGCGTCGTCACGCGAGACCCGCGGAGGCCGTCCATCGACAAGCTGGACCCAGCGCGCGGCTACACGAAAGGCAACGTCGTCCTGTGTACCGCGTTCGCGAACATGGGTCGCAACAGCTACCCGGCGAAGGATTTTGCGGTATTCGCGTCAGAGCTTCGTTCGCAGATCGCAAACGCAAAAAGCGCGGCCTCCGACTCGTCCGCATCACTGACCGAAACTGGCAGGGAATGAGCGAATCGGATCGCCGCGCTTGGTGCGATTCGTCGTGATCGTGTAGTGCGTAGTTTGCGTGTAGTGACCTATCCGACCTGCATCGCAAGCAGGGCAAACTGGTCCGCGATATTTACGGGGCTGAGCGGCACCAACGCACTCATCCTCGTCGGCGGATTCGTCTCGGCCTGCACGATCGTGTTCGCGTTGATGACGTCGGCCGGCGTCTGCGTCGGCTGCGGCGTCACTCCGGGGCTGTAGCTCCACTGGCCCGCGTTGCCGTACTCGCTCGTGACCATCTTGATCGCGTTGGCCCACATGCGCGGGGTGACCGCGGTGGACGGGGGCGCCGGCTGGCCAGGGAGCGGATCGGGCAACAGATCCTTGCCGCCGAACTGGAGCGCCGTGATGGCCGCCACGTCGTCGCACCAGTAATCGCAGACGGTGACCTTGTGCGCGTCGCGGATGCGGTAATCCGCGGTCGTGCCGTTGAGCGAGCGCGTCGTGCAGCGCTTGACGAGGTACGTCGCGCCCTTGGCGTTGACGCTGATGGGCGAGATGCCGTTGTTGAGCGCACTGACGAGCTGCGCGCTGGTCGGAGCGCCGCCGACGCCTGCGCGGCCGGCCGTGATCTGCCAGTACGACGCATCGTTCGCGCTCGTCGGGAAGCCCGAGAAGTTCTTGCGCGCGACGCCGTAGGGGCTCCCGGCCTCGAGCAGCATGTAGAGCGCGGCGTTGTTCGCGGCGAGTGCGAGCGGCGTGAGATCGACCGCGCCGCCGCCGTTCCAGACGCACTCGGCGCGCGCGGCATTGAGCCCCGTGGCCGTCGTGATCGTGTTCGCGAGCGTGTCGGACGAACCGAAGACGACGCGCTGGCGGATGCCGACCGTGGGCGCCGCGTTGTTGTTGACCTGCGTGACGACGCGGCCCACGTTGGTCGCGTCCGAGTCGCAGACGATGATGTAGTAGAACGAGCCCGAAGCGATCGTCGAGAGCGCCGTGGTGTTCACGTCCGCCGTCGTTCCGCCGGACAGCGCCGTGTTGGCCGTCAGCGTCGTCGTGGTCCCGATCGTGCTCGTGCCCGGCGTGATGAGCGCCTGGACATTGATCCAGTTGCCCTCCGGCCCCTTGTTGCGAGCCGTGTAGGTGATGACGCCGGCCACATTGGAGGCCGTGATGGGCCAGCGCGTCTGCGCGTTGACGTTCGCCACGATGTTGCCGGCGATCGTGGTGACGTTATCGCCCGTGCTGATGGGGGTGTCGACGAACTGGTCTTCGCACCAGAGCCGGTGGGTACCGTTGCTCGCAGCGCTGGTGGCGATGGTCTCGGTCGCGGTCGCCGCAGCGCCCGAGCTTTCGGTGACGGCGATGAAGTAGAGCGAGCTGACCTTGTTGACCGCCGTGAAGCGCAGGAACGCTCGGTGAATCTGCGAGCCGGTGCCGAACAGGTTGATGACGTCCGCCTCGGTCTGGCACGGGATGGCCGTGTCGGGGCCGTAGATCACCGTGTCAGCCGTGGCGGTGCCTGCGGTCGTCTTGTTGCCGAGGATGATCGCCGTGCGCGCGCTGCCCGAACCCGAGGCGGGGCCGGACGCGAAGTCCAGCTCCTCGTAGACGCCGGGAAGCGGGTAGTTGGCCGCAAGGCCGGTCAGGATGATCGACGCCATCTCACGCCCCCTTCGCGGCGCTCGGCGCCGGCTTGGTCAGCGAGGCCACTTCCGAATCGCGCGCGGCCTTGGCCTTGTCGTCGTGCTCGCCGCCGTACTTCGGATCGAACGGCACGCAGGCGATCTGCGCGGTCGCCTCGTCGGCGGGCCAGAGGTCGCGATCGCGAAGGTGGCGCAGGTACTCGGCGCGCACCGGAAGCTCGACGACCTCGCCCACGCGCTTGACGAAGCCGGCGTGCCTGCGCGGCTGGCGCGTCTCGGGATCGACGAACTCGGGGCCGATGGCCTGGCACGACCAGCCGACGAACGAGTTGAGGCGGTTGGCCTGCGCTTCGTACTTGGGCACGAGCGCTGTCCCGCGCGCCAAGACGCGGAGCTTCTGATCGGACATGGAGGTCTCCGGGAAGGCGGCGCACCGGCTGGCGCGCGCACTACGGTGAAACGATCGGGCTAGGTGGCCGCGATCAGGTGAACGAGCGCGGGTACGGGTAGAGGCGCCTCAGGAATCCGGCGCCACTCGGCAGCGGAGGCAGGCCGCGGTTGGCCTGCACGACGAGCCACACGGCGAGAGGCCGCATCCACGCGCACGGCGCGAGCATCACAATGCCGAGGCGCGTGATGAGAAGCACTCCGCGCTGCCCGTTGAGCGGCGTCGTCGTCCAGCGTGACAGCCGCGTCTCGATGATGAGCGAGCCCCAGTGGAGCCGCACGCATTCAAGGGCGCGGGCGACGTAGATGGCGGCCCAGCAGAGCGCGTGGATCATGTGAACGTGAACCCGTTTGCGAGCGTCGCGGACTGGCCGTCGCGGTTGACGAGCGTGACCCCCACCGTGCCCGCCCCGCTCATCGCAGGCGTCACGCATGTAACGCTCGTCGCGCTGTTCCACACGACGCTCGTGGCCGCCTGATTGCCGAAGAGCACCGCAGGCGGACCGCTGAGAAACAGCGTGCCCGTGATGGTGACGCTCGTTCCGCCGGATGCGGGGCCCGTCGTGACCGACAGGCTCGTGATCGTCGGCGCCTGCTGCGTCGCGACCTGGACGAACGGATCGATCTTCGTGCCGTCTGGCGCCGCAAGGTCGGCCGTGATGTCGCCGCCTGCGAACTTGTTGCCGTTCGAGACGTACATGTCTCGCTCGACGAACGTGCCTTGCATGCGAAGGGACGGAAACCAGAGGTTCCCCGTGCCCTCGATGTGGCCCATGATGCCGCCGTTGAAGTCGATCTCCTCGATCTTCGCGAGCGCCCACGGCTGCTGGCCGGCGCTGCCCCCGGGCGGCGTGTAGCCGGGGTCGAAGCCGTACGTGGTCTTATGCCGAACCGACGACTCGACCGCGCGCAGAATGGGCAGCACACGCTCGGCTTGCGCAGCCATCATGGGCGGCAACGCGTAGAGCAGCTCGAAGTCGCACGCGTCCGAATCCCAGCCGACGCGCTTCCAGTGGTACTTGGACCGCGTGCGGTAGATGGCGAGAAGCGGGAACTTGAACTGCTCGCGATCGAAGTAGGGGCCAGGGTCGTAGGGGTAACGCTGCGCGACGGCCTGCGTGATGGGCGCGCCTGCCGCAGCGGCAGCCTGAATGAGCCGCGGGCCGGGGTGGTTGGCGATGACCCAGGAGAGAAAGTCGAGGCAGTAGAAGAGCGCGGGGTCGGCGTCCTGAAGCAGCGTGTTCGCGCTGCTCGTCGACAGCGGCTCGACGGCTGCGGCAACGCCAAAGGAGGCGTAGGGCTGGGTCACGAGCTACCTCGCCCGCGCAATCGCGTAGTTGATGTATTCCTCGGCGCGGTACTCCGCAGCGATTTCGCCGTGCGCCTGCGCCTCGCGCATGAACGGCCTTTCCCTCGTCCCAGGGTGGCGCACCCACTTGCGGAAGACGACGCGGCCGTTCTGCACGAACCGGAGCGCGCTGGCGTTGCGTGCGCGGATGATGTGCGGGGGCGTGCCGAACTCGAGAAACCGCGCCGCGCCGCCGGCTTGCACGAAGCCGTTCAGGCCCAGCGCCTCGCCGTGGATGCTCCCGCGCGTCTCGCCGGTGCGGTCCTTGAACTTGTCCGTTCCCTTGGCGCTCGCCTTCGCTGCCTCGACCGCCGCGCGGATGGTCAGCTCGATCGCCTGGTGAACGCCAGCGTCGAGCGTCTCGAGCCCGCGCAGCGTGCCAGCCGAGTGAACGGCTACGTTGGACACGCTAGGGGCTCTGGCCCGTCGAGCGGAGCACGACGTAGTAGTGCAGCGCCGTGGCCTCTTCGCCGACCTTCTGGCAGATGACGCCGCCCGGCGGGAAGCCGAACGTGCCCGTCGGCGACGAGACGATCCAGATCACTTCGGTCGCCGAGTTGGTCGGCTGAGGGTCGGCCGTGGTGTCGTCGAAGCCGCCGGCCAGAAAGCCTAGCGCCGCAGGGAACGGCGGCGTGATGGGGCCGACGCGCAGATCGCGATCGGTGTAGAGGCCGCCCGATGCGATGGCGTCGCGCCGCGACACCTGCTTGACCATGACGGGCTGCTTGGTCCCGTCGGCCGCCATGTTGGTCAGCACCGTGTCCGTGTCCGTGTAGGCACCGACGCCGGGGCGCTCGCCAGACCAGACGCGTAGGCGCGCGGTGACGGTGAACGGGCGCAGGCCGAGCTTGCCGCCGATGGCGCGGATCGCGTCGAGGGCGGGGAGGATGGAGGATCCAAGGGTGGGCATGGATCACTCCAGCGCCGGCAACAGCGACGTACGCAGCGACACCGGCTAGGGCCTCACCATTGGTAGTTTTCGCCCGTACCGTCGGGCAGGCCGTAGAAGGCGTCGCCGTCGGCGTTGACCGGCGCGCTCGAGAAGATGTCGGCGCGCGGGTTGGTCGCGAGCTGACGAGCCACGGCGTTGACGAGGCGTCGGCCCTCCATGCAGAGGCGAACGCGCTCTCGGGCCGTGTCTAGCTTGGCCTCGCCGTTGTCGGCGCTCAGCACGCCGAGCAGCGAGTCGAGCTGCGCGATCTGCGCCTCGATCTGGATGAGCCCGCGCTGAGCCGGCATCGAGAACGTAGCGCCCGTGGTGGACGTGGGGCCCGGCGTGACGCCGGCCGTTCCCGTGACGGCCGCGAATCCGTAGATGCAGCCCTTGATGTAGTTCTCGGTGCTCGGGTCCGGGCGCGAACCGCCATCGGCCTCCGACTGGCACGCTGTGATCGCGTTTTCGAGCCGCAGATCGGCCTGGACGAAGATCGCGGAGAACCCGAGGAAGTGGCGAATGAACGTGCGATCGGTCTCGCTGAACGCCATCCGCCACTCCTATGCGCGCGTCAGAACCCGACGCCGCTTGGAACGCTCGTGAGGCCCACCGTCGGAAGCGCGCCCTGCACCAGCGTGTACGGTGGCGCACCGAACTTCGGCACGAGCCGCACGGGGCGCTGAAGCGCGCTCGCGATGATGTAGGCCACCGTGGTGGCCGCCGTGAGCGACGGCGCGGTGAACTCCGACGAGATGGGATCGGCACTGGCACCGCCGCCGTTGGCGTTGGTCGTGTCGTCCATCAGGAAGTAGACGTTGGGCAGAGACATGGATCACTTCTCCTTCTTGGGCGAAGCGGCTCCGCCGCTCGCATTGGTCTTGGGTGGTGCGTTGGGCTCGGTGAGCCGCGCTTCGAGCGACTCGGCGTGCCCCTGCGAGAGCCTGGACGCCTGCGCCAGAGCGGCAGCCGCATCGGCAGCCTTCTGCGCGGTGGCCATCGCCTCGTTGTAGGCGGCCATCTCGGCGTCCAGAGCGGGGTGCAGCACGGGGCGGTGCTGCATTCCCTCGTTGATCAGGCGCGGACCGAGGCCGCCCATGATCACCTTGCGGTGCGATCGATCCTGGCAGTAGAGCGGCCGACCGGCGCACTCGGTCTCCTTGCACATCGTCTGCTGGATCGCGTAGTCGAACTCGCTCGGGATCGCTCGACGCTGACCGGCCCGGATCACGTACGTGCGAACGCCGCGCCGCTCGTCGGGACGGAGCCTCGGCCTGCGAGACGGATCCCCGCCGAAGATCGGAGTGGGCTGCCCGACGTACAACTCGAGCACCTGATCCTGCTCCTGCGGGTTGTACCAGACGGTCTCGCGCAGAGTTTCGCGCGGATCCTCCGGTTCGTAGTTCGGACGTTCTGCGAGCGGGACGAGTTCCTGATGGTGCGCCTGAGACATGCTGGGCCTCTGAGGTTGAGCGAGCGGCGTCGCGACCCGTCATGTGAGTCGCGACGCGCGGCGCTCGCCTGTTGGATCACGTCTCCTGGATGTCCTTGACCACCGCCATCGCGTTGCGGCGGGTGACGGCCATGGCCAGGGTGACGCGCATGCTGATCTTGTGGCTGTCGCCGGTCTTCGCGACCTCGATGAGTCGCGCCGGGATGCCGGTCGCCTGGATCGGCTGGTTGCCGCCGCTCGACCCGTCGAGGCCGAGGTTCTGGAAGAACTCGATCTCGTTGCGCGTCGGCACGTGCGGCAGGTACTTGATCTTGATGAAGTCCGTGTTGAGCAGCGCGAGCTGCCCGCTCGGAGCCACCGGGTTGCGGCTGACGGGCCGGCCCTTGAACGAGATCGCGTCGAGCTGCATCTGCGCGTCGTTGGGCACGCCCATCGTGTAGTTGGCGCGGTCGTTCATGCGCACGAGCGGGAAGTTGTTGACCCCGTTGCCGCTCATAAACATCCCCTCGTACTTGCGCGTGACGCCCGCGGTCGTGACGATCGCATTCCACGGGACCGAAGCCGCCGTGAAGATGAGCTGATCGGCCTGCGACATGAGGTCCGGCGTCAGCGCTCGCGCCGTGCCGCCGTTGCTCAGGACGTTGGACGCCCACTCGGGGTACGTCGACGGGCTCAGGCCACCATAGGCGCCCGAGGCCGACAGCGCGCCGCCGAAGATGCCGACGAGCGTCGGGTTGCCACTGGAGTCAACGCCCGTGCCGGTGAGCGCGTCGGTCTCGATCGCGCGCGCGATCTGCGCGCCGCAGCCGAGGATGCGATCGCCGAAGAGATCGATGAGCGCGTCGGCGGTGCCGATGCTCGTGCGGGCCGCGTCGACCTCCTGCTCGCTCACCTGGAAGCTGGAGCGATAGGTCGCCCACGGCATGAACATCGGGACGTTGACGTCCGAGTTGTACTCGCTCGCCTGCACGTCCGAACCCTCGGCGACGGTGCCAGCGGTTGCGCCGCTGAACTCCACGTCGAAGGCCACGTTCTTGCCAGATCCGTCGCTGACGCCCTTGCTGGCGTTGATCATGCCGAGCAGGTAGGTCGTGCGGTTCCACTGTCGATGAAGCTCGGGCGCGAACACCTGAGACAGTGCGCTCAGGATGGTGCCCAGGTTTTCGGCGGCCATGATGGTCGTCTCCTGTTCACGCGCCGCGTTCACCCACTGGCGAATCGCGTCGCTATCTGTTGGTCACAATCGGATGCGCGCTTGCACAACTGAGCGCCCGTCGGCCGAAGTGCCGACGACTGGCGCATGCGCAAACCTCACGGCTCGCCTTGGGAGCGGGTCGTGGTGCAAGTCTCTCGGACGAGCGCGCGCTTTCCGATTGCTCGGAAGCGCTAGATGCTGCGCTCGATGGCCTCGGCGAGCCGGGCGCGAACCGTCGCCGGATCGGGCTTGCCGTTGGGGCCACTGCCGCCGGACGCCGGGCGCGAACCGCTGCCGCGCGCGTTGCTCGGGGGCAGAAAAATCTTGGCGTCGTCGCTCTTGAGCCACGACTTGATGCCGACCGACAGATCGACCGTGTTGCCGGTGTCGTCGACGAACCATGCGTCGTCGCTCTCGAGGTCGTCGCTCGGCTTGATGCGTCCCTCTTGCTGGAGCATCGCGTAAGCGGCCTTGAACCGGGCTCCGTCGATGCCCGCGGCGCTCAGCATGTCGGCCACCGTCTGACGGATGGTGCCGGCGCGGTTCTTCTCGCGCTCCTGCGCGGCACGCTGGTCGGCCTGCTCGGCCCTCTGGGTCAGCTCGTCGAGGCGCTTTCGCAGCGTCGCGAGCTCCACGTCCTCGCCCTTGCCCTTGCCGCCCTTGCCACCCTTGCCCTCGGCGCCCTCGGCGTTGTCGCCGGCAGGCTTGAGAGCCGACAGCTTCTCGTCGAGCATCTTCGCGATAGCGTCGCGGTCCTCGGCGCGCTTCTTGTCCGCCATCTTGTTGTGCGAGGCGAGCGCGCTGTTGATGAGCGAGTGGATCTTGGGCGACAGGCGCTCGAGCAGCGCGTCGTCGTTCTGCGGGTTGGCTTCGTCAGCCATGACTCGGACTCCGTGTTCTTGAGCGGTTTTCGGCCGCCCACGTTGGCGTTGGGGAATGCGTGGTCTCGACTCGGCGACGCCTCCGCGCCGGTCGCGCACGTTGCGGGTCTAAGAAAACGTCGCGTGCTTGCGCGTCCCCGCTCCGGGCGCGCTCACACGGGGATCGGAACGATCCCGCCGTATCCAAGTGCCGCTGCTTCACGCAGCGAATTGCGAAGCTCGTCTCGCGCCGACTGGCGCATGGCCGCGAGGTTGCGCCAGTGCTCCTCGGCGCTCATGCCCTCGGGCGGATCACTCAGCGGCGCAAATCGGCGATCGATGTCTCGCCATTCCTTGCGAAACGCCTCGGCCATCGCACGCGTGACGAATACGAATCTCGACGGGGCCGGCACGCTAGTAGTGGTCGCTGTGTCCGAGGTCGCTCGGACGCACGCGCTTTTTCTCTTCCCAGCGCTTGCTGCCGCGACGAACCTTCAGGACGCGAAGCTCGCCCATGGCCGGCGCATCGACCTTGCTGTCGTCGCCGTTGTCGATGTTGAGTGCCTTGAGGCCGTTCACGATCGGGCCCTTGTGGCTGATGATGCCGACGCCCTTGCTTGACTTGTCGTCGGCGAGCTTCTGCACCAGGCCCCGGATCGATTGGTAGGGCCCCACGCTCACGTCGGTTTTGATCTCGGGCGGCTGATAGCCGGCCTGCTCGATCTCGTCGGCGATGTGCTCGGCGGTCTGCTGCGTGCGGACCGTGGGCGAGACATAGAGCGTGGACGGGATCTCGCCGCTGTCGGCCATCCACCGGCCCATGCTGCGCGCGATCTCCTCACCCTCGTCGGTCAGCTCGGCCTCGGGGTCGCCCTCCTCGGCCTCGGTGAAGTCCTCGGGTGTCTGGCGCACAGAATGGCGCATGAGGTAGAGCTTCACGGCCTTACTTGCCCGCGTGCTTGCGTGCCTGGATGGCGCGCTCCTGCTTCTCGGCGCCAGCGCGCGTCGTGTGCGTGCCGAGGCGCTTGCCGGTCCTCTTCGCGTAGAGGACGAACTTGCTGCCGACCTTGCGGATCATGGCCGCCTGTAGCTGCGCATGGCGGCGATCGTGACGCGCACGGGAGCGCCAGCCGTAGTCGACGCGCCCGCCACGAAGACGAGCCGGAGCCGGTCGCCCCACGGTCCCTGGACCACGGTGCTTGCGGCGAGCGCTGGCGATAGGTTCTTGCCCACGACGACTGGCGCGGATGCCGTAGCGATGAGACCTACGCCAAAGCGGTACTTGACCGCCGCTGCTCCGGCCGCGAGCTGCGGAAAATGCGCGAGGTCGTACCAGTTGCGGCCCGTGTCGGGGCTGTACTGGACATAGATGTCCAGCGTTCCGCCCGTGGCGCCCACGAGGTCGGCCGAGATGTCGAGCGCGTCGGCGTCGTCGAGGATGCCTGCGGCCACCCCGGACGCTGCCCACGAAGCGGAGCTCTCGACCGGCTGCGAGCTTGCAGACGTGCCGGGAGCCGCTGGGCTGGTCTCGTTGAAGATGTAGGTAGCGAGCACGCTTGGGTACCTCTCACGCCGCTAGCGCCAGCGCTTCACTGCGGGTCATCAGCACGCTTACGCACCTGCACATTGGGTGGAGCGGCGGCTCGGCGTCCTCGATGATCGTGCCGTCGCGCGCCTCGCACTCAGGGCAGGTGCGGCGGTCGAGAATCGAACTCCACACGCGCACGAGCCCGAGCGCCTCGATTCGCTCGGCTAGTTCTGCGTCGTGCTGCGCGGCAGCTTCCAGCGCGGCGCGATGCTCGTCGCTGTAGGCCAACGCTGTCTCGGTCGCGGCTGTCCGGTCGATGCGGTAGCCCATCGCCGCGCGCGTTGCTTCGATGGCGCGGGCCGTGTCCTCGCCCTTGCGAAGCGCAGCCGACGCCTTGACGATCGCGATCCCCTGCCACGCTGCGGCGAGGGACGCGGCCGACGATTCGGCGTGTCCGGCATCTTCGGCAGCTCGGCCGCGCGTATTGAGCAGCGTAGCTGCCGCGACCGCGATGCCGGCTTGCGCCAGCTCTGCGCGCAGCCGCTTGGCTGCCGCTACGCGCGCCGCCTGGCGGTTTCGCGCGATGGCCTCGCGAGCCTTGGCGTTCATACCGCGGCCGTAGAGAAGAATCGACGCAAGGACGGCCGACTTGCGCTCGCGATCCTTCTTGCGACGCGCGGCGTCTGCCACCGCCTGATCGATGCTCTCGTGAATCGAGCGCGACAGATCAGCCTTCGCCCTTGCCTCCGACAGAAGCAGGGCCTTCGTTGCCGCCCTTTCCTGGCTGTTTCGGTGAGCCAGCTTCGGCATCGGGATCGTCCTTGGCGTCGTCGCCGCCGCCCTCGATCGCGTCGCGCTGCGCCTCCTGCGTCAGCGTACGGATCTCCTGCTCGGCCTCGATACCGCCGACGATCTCGTCGCGGATGGTCGCCAGCGTTTGCGGTGGCAGGTTGGGCACGAGCTTCTGAACGAGCCGGTAGGCGTGCTCGATGCGGAAGGTCTTGCTAGGAACGGCGACGGCTTGAAGCTGGAGGCTCTCCTCGAGAATCTGCTCGCGGTCGTCGACCTCGTAGCTGTCGAGGCCGTGCGCCACCCACACGACGTCTTCGCCGCGCGCGCGGCTGATGGTGTCGTAGAGGCGAAGGAAGAACTCGCGGACGAAGTGCCCGAGCGCCGACAGAACGCGCGCCGTCGCTTCCTGATCCTTCTGCTTGGAGAGGCCACTGCGACCGAGCGCAGCGTGCGTCGGTTTGACGCTCGCGGCCATCTGGTGATTGACCGCGTACATCGCCTCGCGCAGACCATCGAGTTGCTTGTCGATGATCTCGTACGCCTTGCCCTCGGGCTCGGCGAAGTAGAGCTTGTCGCCCGCACCAAGCGTCACGAATCCGTCGCGCTCGAAGCGCTTTTCCGGGTCGTGCCCGCGGTTCGGATCGGTCTGCGTTTCGCTCAGGCCCTCGCCGGCCGCCGGCATCTCTGCGCCGCGCGCAACGACCGGGATGGCCACGCAGGACCGCGCCTCGGCACCGATGAGCGCCGAGCGGCGGCGCCAGTGCTCGATGGCCTGGGGACCGATCTTGTTGCCGACCCAGAGCCCGCGCGGAAGCTCCAGCCGCAGAAGCGGGATCCGGTCGAAGCTGGTCGAGCCCTCGTCCTGGAGGGTGACCATGCGCTCGCCTTGCGGCGGCTCGCTTACCTTGTACTCGCAGCCGTACCGGGCCCAGCGTGCGTAACCGTCGTCGCCGATCGTCCAGATCGTGAACGTCTCGCGCACGGTGTCGCGCGTGTCGAGCGGCGTCTGACGCTCCTGCTCGCGCGTCGAGAGCACGACCCACTGGAAGGCGCCGTTGGCGTCGAGCAGCCAGTCACGCACCTGCGAGGGCGGAACCTCGTAGGCGTAGAACCGGCGCAGCCCGCGCTTTTCCTCTTCGTCTAGGTTGGCGGGCGGGTCGTCCGCGTCGACGGGCGCGTCGACCATGGCGTAGGCGCAGCGGTGCTTGAGTGCCGTCGTCAGCAGGTCGCGCGCGAGGTCGACGAGGATCATTCCCTCGCCATCGATGTTCTTGGCGAGGTTGGCGTAGAACTCTTCGTCCGGGTACTCGCCGGGCGTATTGGGATCCTTGGCGTCGCCGGCCGGAACGATCGTGAGCGGCTGCGCGAACAGGTCCGCGACGAACTGGTCGAGGATCTGGCCGAAAAACGGCTGATAGCTCGCCGTGTCGATGCGGTTCGTGTACGGCCGCCCGTGCTCGAACGCGAGTTTGGGCAGGTAGTCCTTGGCCTTGCGCTGGATGCGCCAGCCACCCTCGTAAAGCTCCTCGATGCGCCCGTAGCGCTTGTCGTCGTAGTCGGGGTGCTTCTGCGTGAGCGTCGCGTAGCGGATCGCGCTCGGCGGCCACGCGCTGCCGCTGTCGTCCTTGCCGCCCGACAAGGCGGTCGACGCCGCGGGCACCATGGGATCGCCGTGCATGCGCGGAGCCGGCAGCTTGTACGGCGCGCTCGTGCCCACTCGTCACCAGGAAGCGTCGATGGACGCCAGATCGGGATCGGGGCCATCGAGCCGCACGGTCGTCGTGCGACGGATGCCGCGCGAACCGCAGGCGAGGATCACGATCTCCTCGACCACGCGGATGATGTCGTCGCCCTCGGCGCCGTAGGTGGTGGCCGCAACGATGGGGTCGCAGGCGTCTTCGTGGAAGCCGAGGATGTCGTTCATGGGTCGGCTTCTGCCTGCGGCGTGGATGTGTGGGGGGGGCGTTAGCCGCCGAAGCCCCAGCGCAGGACGTCAAGGTCGCGACGGGCTTGTGGCCGAGTCAGGACCGCCCACCCGATCGCCCCAGCCATCACGAGGTCATCGTGCTCCCCGCGCGCGGCTTCTGCCTTGCCCGTGGGCCCGATGACGAACGTGCGCATCTGCCCGAGTACCGCGCGATCGTCGGTTCGCCACGTGCGCCTGCGGTGGGCGGCGTCGAGAGCGTCGAGCATGGGCGCGCGGCTCGCCTCGTTGGTGAGCCAGCCGGGCTTGCCGTCATGGTGGACGTACAGCGCGCCGTACTTGTGTTCGCGCTGGATCGCCTGGATGACGGCGTGACCGTGGTTGTTTCGCTCGGGGGCGAGCGTGGCGCCGTTGTAGCGGCGACCGAGCTTCACGAGCAGTCCCGCGAAGTCCCAGGGGATGAATTGGCCGTGCAGCGTCGCGACGTGCTTGCCGCTGCCTCGCTCGTAGACGAGCGCCGCCGACGGGTCGCCGCCCCCGCCCTCGGCCGTGTCCGCGCCGATGACGTAGCTGCTGCCCGGCTTGGGCGCTTCCCAGATGCGGAGCGCGCCGCGCTCGTCTGTGGCGACCGGCTCTCGCGCGGCCGTCAGATTCTCGCCGAGCAGCGCAAGATCGAAAAAGCACCGGCCCGAAACGAGAAAGCATGTCTCAACGTCGCTCGGGTACTCCTGCGCGACGAGATCCGCGTTGCCCTTCTCGGCGACTTTGCGCTGGTACCACTTGAGTTGCTCGGCGCTGAGCGCGTGCCGCTCGACGAGCAACCGTTCGCGCTCGTTCTGCGGCTCGATGCGCTCGCCCGGCTCGAGCGCCACGGCGTACTCGCGCGCCGCGTACCACGGGAAGAAGTGAAGGCGAAAGCCGCTCGTGCCCGCGATGGCGTTGCGGCACTGCCTGTAGAACGTGCCGTGCGCGCCGTTCGGTGTCGATTCGCTGACGATCTCGCTGCCCAGTTCGGGCGCTGGCACGCACTCAAGTAGCGCGTTGAGTGTCTCGTCAGCGTACTCGTAGAACGCCGTCTCGGTGAGGTGCAGCCGCGTGATGGTGCCGGCGCGGCCCTTTTTCTGAGCAGCCGCCTCACTGGCGCCCGCCTCGACGATGCGGAGCGACGCGTCCTTGTCCGCGAGCGACCATTCGCTGCCGCTGCGGGTTCTGAAGTTGAGGCGCACGCCGAGTCGTTCAATCGACTCGAACATGACCTCGTAGTTTTTGCTGAGCAGCTTGCGTGGATCGTGGTCTGTAATCGACTGGCAGGTCGCCACGACACGCGCGCCAGGGCGCGTCAGGAAGTGGTAGACGTCGCGCGCTTGCTCGAGCGTCGTAAAGCCGATCTGCCTCGGCTTGAGCACGACGTCGCGCTGCGTTCGCGCCGCGCAGTAGGCCCGCTGAATGTCGTTCAGTCGCAGCTTGATACGGCCGCCCGACTTGGGAACGATGTCGAGGAGGCCCGCGAAGCTGCGGAAGTCACTGAAGGCGCGGGCGATTGCTTTCGCCGGATCCGGCGTCGACATGCTCGGCGACGGTTGCATCCAGGTTGCTCGCGGCGGCTTGCAGTGCTTGCTCGATGTCGGCCACGGACACGACGATCGGTGCGCCCTTGGGTCCGGTCAGCTCATGCCGCTGCGGCGCCTCGAGCCCATTGGCCCGGAGCCGCACCGCGTGCTTGGCCGTCAGCGTGTGCTGGGCCCGGATGACGACGTTCGCGGCGTCCATGTCGCCGCCGAGCGCCGCGTCTCGGTATTTCTCGATGAGTTCGCGCAGGTCTTCTTCTTCGAGGTCGAGCTTCGCGTTGAGCTGTGCGACCTGCCGCTCCACCCGCTCGACGTTCTGCTTACGCGCGTACCTGTGCGCCCGATGCAGGTAGAAATTCACCTGGCTAAGCGGGATGCCGACCTCTTTCGCGGCCTCGCGCTGGGTCATTCCGTGCTCGTACACGAGCACGCAGACGGCCACCTCGAGCTCGTCCTGGTAGGCCAGCTTCGCCGCGTCCGCAGCGTTCACGATGTGCCGGTCCTCGACGGCCGCTCGGCATGCGCCGCCACGTTTTCGGGTCGCCTCCGTGTAGCGGTCGAGGCGGGCGACCTCGGGAATGCGGTCGTCTTTGTCGTCGTCGGAGGGCATTGGAAAGCGGAGCCATCAAGGCGCGGACGCAAGGGCGAAGGCGGGGGAGGAAGGCCCGCCGCGGCGAGTGCGCCGAAGGCTCCTGCTGTATTCGTGCGCGCGATGACAACGAATGACAACGAACAGCTAGATCGCGTGCATCTTCCGCAGCGCCTCGGCATGCACGTTGAGGCGCCGCTCTACCTCGGCAATCCGGCTCTCGACGTCGGTTGTGCGTGCGTCGAGTCGCGCCAGCGGCGAGGCCGTCAGTCGCGCGTACGATTCCGCGTCGATGACAACAAGTCGCCCGTTGCGCCTCAGATACGAGCGCGCGTTGCGCATCAGCCAGCGGTAGGCGGCCACGCGGTCGATGCCGCGAAGTTGCGCGACTTCGGCCACTGTGAGTGTCTGACCACTCACGACGACCACCCGAAGACGCGCGCGAAGTATTCGTCGACAGGCTCGTAGGTGTCCGGCTCGAGCGACTCTTCGTCGCCCTCGTCGTCCCACACCGAGATCGTCACCACTCGCTTGCGACGTGACCCGATCGCCGAGCCGCGCCGAATGTCCTCCCAGGTCTTAGGGTGTGCGCCCTGCATGTGTGCGCGGATCGCGCCATGCGGTTCGCCGCAGCAGATGCAGATCACGACAGCCCCCGCGCGATCCGGTAGGCGTCGCACGCATCGTCGCGCATCTGAGACGCCCGGGCGCGCGACGTTCCGGGCACGAGCGAGGTGATCGCCAGAAGCTCGGCGTCGTCGGTCTTGTGGTACTCGCCGAAGATGCGCTGGAGCACGAGCACCTGTACGCGCGTCAGCTTCCCGAGCGCCACGATCGCGCGGTTGGCAGCGGCTCGTCGTCGCGCCGTGAGGCTCTCGTCTCGCGGATCGGCCTGCGCCGTGTGGCAACCGGAGCCTACGGCGAGCATGTGGTGCTCGCGTTCGAGCGCTTCGTCCTGCCTGCGCCAGCGCTCCTCGCGCTGTTCTTGCTTGGTGCGTCCGCCGACGTGCTCGAGCGACAGTCGCATCTTGACCGCGCCGCGTTCGGTGAGTCGCAGGTCGTAGCCGGTCCACTCGTCGAGGCGCTGCTGCTCGGTGTGCGTGCGTTTGGCCTGATCGGGTTCGACCACTGGCCGCTCGCATGGGATCCGCTCGATGCGCGGGCCCCTGCGCCCGACGCGTGAGAGCTGCGCGATGGCCCGCTTGACCTCGTGCCGCGTCGCCAGTCCCTCGGCCACGACGAGCCGAATGATCCGGCCCTCGGGGGCGAAGCCGCCTGCGCGCACGAGCTCCTCGAGTACCGGCGTCTGCACGTCGCGCGGCGGCGCCAGAAGAAGCTGACGCTCGATGATGCCGTGCAGGCTGCGGATCCCAAGGTCCGCCGCGTACCCTTGCCAGAGGTACCGCAGATCGGCTGCCTCGGCTTCCGTCAGGCGCCGGCTCGTTCGCGATCTGCGCCCCCCGAAACTCTCCACCGCCTCGCGCACCGCGCGAATCGGAATCACCTTCGCTGCTGACATGGCTCGCTCCCTTGGGTGCCCGCGTCCAGCGCGGACTCATCCGCATCGTGACACGTGAAAGGCGGATGCGGCAGTCGTGAGCATTGAAGCTCCCTTGCCTTGCCCTACCTCGCCTCGCCATGCCGCGCACTGCCTCGCACAGCAACGCCTCGCCTAGCCCGGCCGAGCCTCGCCGCGCCCTGACGTGCCGCGGACTAAACCTCTCTCCGCTTCCTGAAATTCTGCCGCTCTTCCTCGCGCTCGGCGATCCGCTCCAGCCGCTCGCGCTCCTTAGCGTCCGTCGACTGCGCGGCGGCGACTCGCAACCGAGCCACACCGCGGCGCTCCGAGCGATGGCCCTTCGCGATGCGTCGCACGCCACGCTTGGCGGTTCGGATGGTGTCGCATCGTTCGATGTGATCGGGTGCTCCGATCATGGGTCCGAACTCGATCCCGTGCTCCTTGAACACGTGCTCTCGTGCGCGCCAGATCATCACGTTGACCGTGGGCTCGCTGTAGCCCGTGAGCACGTTGCGTAAATCCTGAAGGGCCACGCGCTGGCTCGTCATCAGGATGTGCTCGATGCGGTCCATGTCGTTCTGCTTCTCTGCATCCATGTGCGTTGTCCTCCCGTGAATGACCGTTGAAGGTCCCTTGCCGAACCACGACTTGCCGCGCCGAGACTCGCCGCGCCGTGCCCAGCCTGGCCCGGCCATGCTCCGCCGTGACTCGCCATGTCCTATCTCGCCACGTCCTGGTAAACATCCTTTGCGCCCGCTCGGCCTTCAGCCCGATGGGCCCATGCCTTGCCGTAACTCGCCGTGCCGGGACTTGCCTTGCCAAGCCCGACCATCGCTCCGCCGGGCCCGACCCGGCCATGCCTCGGCTTGCCCCGACAAGCATGGTCCATCACGCCGCCTTCTGAATCACCTTCCCGTCCATCTTGTCGACCACGAACCGCCCGTACTTCGGCGTCCAGTCACCGATGCCGATGAGCGCTCCAGCGTCCTCGATCGCCTGACGAAGCTGCTCGGGCGTCGCGCCGCCGTCGAGCACCTCGACCTCGAACGTACACCGCCAGCCGGTCGGGAACCGTGCGCGGGTGCGCATCACGCTCGATTGGCCCACCTTGGCGTCCTTGCGAAGTACGAACGCCGGATCGTTCCAGAGCGCCTCGACCTCGCGCGGGCCGGTGTATTCGAGCTTGTAGCCATCCGCGTCGACGGGCGGCACGACCTCGACGAGCGCCTCGAACACCTTGCCCAGCTTTCGCTTGCGCGCGCCCTCGATGATGCAGGCTTGCAGGTTGTCGGTGGGTACGTAGGGACCAAGCTTCGGATCCCAGTACATCCCTGCCTCGAACTCGATGCGCGCGACGTGCACATGGTCCTCGTCGCTCTTCTGCTTTTTCTTGGCCGCCGCCGACAGTTTCTTCGCCCACTCGTTGAGCGGGTCCTTCAGCCGTCCGTTGTGATGCACCAGCGGCCTCGTTCCACGAATCGTCACCAGATGCGTTTCCATGATCGTTGTTCCTCCGTGTCTTTCCTTGCCGATCGAGACGAGGCGGCTACGCCGCCTCCTCCCTCCCCTTGCTCCGAAACCATTCCACCGTCGCCGCGATCCCCGTCTCGTACGCCACGCGTGGCTCCCACCCGAGAAGCGCGCGCGCGATCGTGATGTCGGGCCGGCGCTGCCTTGGATCGTCCTGCGGAAGCGGCTTGTGCGCGATGGCTCGGCCACCGAACATCCGCGCCACGTCCTCGGCAATCGAGCGGATCGTGCGCTCGTCGGGGTTGCCGATGTTGACCGCCACCGGGTGCTCGTCGCCGTCGTACTCCATGAGCGCCGCGAGCCCCTTGACCGTATCGCTCACGAAGCACAGGCTGCGTGTCTGCTGGCCGTCGCCGTAGACCGTCAGCGGTTCGCCCCGGATGGCCTGGGTGATGAGGTTCGGCAAGAGGCGCCCGTCATTCGTAGCCATGCGCGGTCCGTACGTGTTGAAGATGCGCGCGATGCGAACGTCGAGGCCGCCCTGCATGGCGTGCGAAACGCAGAGCGCCTCAGCCGCGCGCTTGCCCTCGTCGTAGCAACTGCGAGCACCGACCGGATTGACGTGGCCCCAGTAGCTCTCCGGCTGCGGGTGCACGAGCGGATCGCCGTAGACCTCCGACGTGGACGCGACGAGAAGGCGAGCGCCCGTCGACCGAGCGAGATCGATCGCCGTGCGCGTGCCGAGAAACGCCGTTTCGATCGTGCGCACCGGATCGCGCTGGTAGTGCACCGGCGACGCGGGGCAGGCGAGGTGGTAGACGCGATCGGCGCGGTCGACGGTCCAGGCGTAGCCCTTGCGCACGTCGCGCGTGCGGAACCGGAAGCGGCCCGAGGACGAAGCGAGGCGCAGGTTGGCGAGCGAGCCCGTCGAGAGATCGTCGATGCCGAGCACGTCGTGACCCTCGGCGAGTAGGCGGTCGACGAGGTGCGAGCCGACGAAGCCGGCGGCGCCGGTGACTACGATGCGCATCGGATCGCCGCTTTCTCCCCACTGACCGCCAGCCACTCGAACGCGATCCCGCTCTCGTACAGGGCCCGCAGCTCGTGCTGTTCGTGCCCGGGGTACTGGAGCAGCTCGTCGAACACGATGATGGCGCCCGCTGCGAGGTGCGGCTTCACCGCGTCGAGCGCGCACTTCGCCGCCGAGTAGAGGTCGCAGTCGACGTGCACCAGCGTCACGGGCGAGCGTGGGCGGAAACACGGCAGCGTGTCCTCGAAGCGCCCGACGACGAGCCGCACGCCATCGGGCGGCCACGGGATCTGCGCCTGCGCGAACTCGCCCGCTGGATGGTCCTCGCGCCACGCCTCCGGCAGACCGCGGAACGAGTCGAAGCCCCATAGCTCGGCTTCGCCGCGAGCTTCGTCGATGCGCGCTAGTGATGCGCCGTAGCCGACGCCGAACTCGAGCCAGGTGCCGGTGCGGGAGAGCAGCGGGTGCGCGAGCGCGTATCCGAGCACGTCGGGCGTCGGGCATGGCGCCTCGCATTCGGCGCTCGCGGCGAGGGTTACGAATTCGTCGTAGTTCACGGCCTCCACGCCTCCCACGCCGCCACGAGGCCCTTGTACCCGTGCGAACCCATCGCCACCCATTCGTCCCACGCCTTCTGCTTGGTCCATCCGCAGCGGCGGACGCGGTACCGGGCGACGGCGATGCCTGCGCGGTCCTTGCCCTCGGTGCAGTGCACGAGAACGCGCGCCGGTCCTGCGTCTAGCGCGACGTCGATGCGGTCCAGAACGCTCGCATCCGGCAGCACCGACTGTGCGTCGGCGTCGCTGATGTGAATGCGCACGATCTCGATGCCGAGCCGCTCGGCCATGGCGTAGTCGCCCATGCCCGGTTCGTTGAGCTTCACCACGCGCCGGATGCCGGTGAGATCGTGCAGCGGTCGCCACTCATCGGCGAGCGGTTGGCCGCTACGCCAGAGGCGATCGTCGACCCTGTGGAGATTGATCGTCATGCGCCCACCTTCCCGATGATCCCATGCAGCGCTTCCGCCGCCGCCTCGAACGTGTACCGCCTCGCCAGCATGCGCCCCTCTTCGATCCGCGCGGCCATCCCGCCCGGCCCCCGCAGCAGCACCGCGCACACCTCCTCGGCGACCGATCGCGCCTCGGGCTTGGCCACCGAACAGACGCCGCCCCAGAGCTCGCCGAGCGCGTCGGCCTCGCAGATCACAACCGGCACGCCGACCGCGAGGCATTCGAGCACGGACGTGCTCCACGTTTCGGCTGGCTGCACGGGGGCGGCCGGGAACGCGAAGCACGAGGCTTGCGACAGCTCGCGGTCGAGTCGTGCGCGCGGCAATCGGCCAAGGACTTCGACGCCGCCTGCGGCCTCGGCGATTGGCAGCGCCGCCGCCAGCCTTCGCGCTGCGTCGCCCTGACGGCAGCCGCTCGCTCGATACGTGTCCACCCAGCCAGCCGGATCGCCGACGACGTGCAGCGTGGCATGCGGCACGCGTTCGCGAATCGCCGGCCACGCTTCGCACAGCAGCCACAGACCCCGCCCGGCCGACGTGTGGTAGATGACCCGGCCCGGCACCGGATCGGACGCGGGCAGCGCGGCGGAGTCGATCGCGTTCGGCAGGATCTCCCAGCGCCCACCGAACACCGGGGCCATCGTGCGCGCCGCGTACGCGCTCGGGGCGGTCTGCACGTCGGCCCACTCCATCGAGCCCGGCGACGGCGGACGGAACGTGTGGTGCGAGGCGATGCGAAGGCACCCGCGCGCGCCAACCAGAGGCGACGTGTCGTAGTAGGCGAGCAGCACGTCGCGACCAGCCTCGGGCCGGTACTCTTCGATGGGCCGCTGCACGGCGTCGTTGCGCGCGAACGTCGAGAACAGGCGCACCTCGTAATCGCCGCGTGCGGCCATCGCGCGGCCGAGGCCCAGGAATCCAGCCGGGCAGCCGCCGCACTCCTGGCTTTCGAGATCGATCTTGCGCCCGCCCGATGCGTATGGGGTAAGGACCATATCGAGCACGGGACGGCTCGCGACGGACGCCACCGGACGCTTGCGCTCGACCTCGGCTTCGGCGATTCGCTCGAGCCGCTCGGCCACGCGGGCCCACGTGTAGCGATGCGCGTTTCGCCGGCACGCCTCGGCGCGCTCGGCACGGTAGCTGGCATCGGTGAGTACGCGGACGGCCGCCTCGATCCATTCGCCGAGGCGGTCGCGCATCGGAGCCGGAACGCTCGCGGAATCGGGCGCCCACAATTCGCCGAAGGCGTCGGCGGTCGAGACGACCGGCACGCACCCGTGAAGCTGCGCCTCCAGAACGGCCACGCCGAACGTCTCGGTCGGTGCGAGCGGATCGAGCGGGTAGAGCAGCGCCTCGGCCTCGGCGAGCATCGTTTGCAGCGCGCCGTGGGTGACGCCGCCCGGGACGCATTCGACGCCGAGCGGCGCAAGGCGCTTGAGCGCGTGCTCGATGTAGCAGGCGCGGCGGATCTGCTCAGCGTCGATCTTGTTCGTTGGCTTGCGGCCGGACTGCGTGTGGAAGGCGAGCCACGATCCGATCGACTCGTACGCGATCCGCAGCGTGGCATGCGGTACGCGGCGCTTGATGTGCGGCCACGCGGACAGAAGCCAGTGCAGGCCCCGATCGGGTGACGAGATGTACAGGCACCGGCCGGGGATCTTCGTGGCGCGCGCAGGCTCCGCGTCGCAGCCGTTCGGCAACACGTCGAACCGCGGAGCGTCGTCGCCGAGCGGGCCGCGAACGAGATCGCGCGCCCACGCCGACGGGCACATGACGAGATCGGTGAAGCCCTGCCAGCCTCGCTTGGCGTCGATGCCGAAGGTGGCCACCTGCCGGTTGACCAGGCGCGCGGTGCGCTGCGAGCAGTGCTCGAGCGCGTTCGGGTTGCTCGTCGCGATGGCCGCGTCGAACCGGCCGCCGCACCACTCGGTGAACGGCATGACGCGCACGCCCGACGCCGCGTGCGAGACTGCGCGGTCCATGTAGAGCGTGACGTCGTGGCCACGCGCAGCCATGGCGAGCGGGAGCTTGGTGGACACGAGATCGGTACCCGTGAGGCCGCGATCGTCGAGGCGCGAGAGATCGATCGGGGGGCGGTGGGTGCCGAAGGCGATGGGTGAGTAGAGGAAACAGAGTCTCACGCCGCCACCTCCCGATACGCTCCCACCCCACACCGCCACTCGCTCTCGCTGAGCACCTCGGCGAACAGCGCTTCCCACTGCGCGGCGACGCCATCCCACGAGAAGTTGTCGCGCGCGTAGCTTTGCAGTCGATCGCGGTCGCCGTCTTCGGGGCGGAGCATGGCGGAGACGACGGCATCGGCGATCCGGTTCTGGTAGCCCTCGTCAAGCCAATCGCCGTCGACGAGCGTGCCGCGATCGCCGACTGTCTCGCTCATGGCGGCCACCGGGTGCGCGACGATCCGGCAGCCGGCCGCCTGCGCTTCCATCGCAGAGATGCACGACGTCTCCGGGAACCAGAGCGACCCGCACCACACCCCCGCCCCCATCATCGCGCGCGCAAGCTTCCACTGATCGATCCGCCCGTGATCGGTCACGCCGTCGAGGTCGCGCATGCGCCGCTTCATGCTCTCGATGAGGTACTGGTGCTGCCGATCGTTGCTCGACTTCGCCGCACGCTCCCAGCCGGCGAACCCGTAATAGACGTCAAGCGCCGCGTCAGGAACGCGTGCACGGATCTGCGGCCACACGTCGAGCAGGACGGCGAGGCCGCGATCTGGCGAGGACGAGTAGATGATCCTGTGCGGATCACGAGGCCCCGGCTTGTCGTCACACGATCCGTCGACGCAGCGGCCAAACTGCGTATCGAACCGCGCCAGATCGATCCCGTTTCTCGTCACAACCATCTGCTCGTCGCCGATGTCGTGCACCTCTTGCAGTCTGCGGGCGTGCCACTTCGTGAGCGCGAGCACCCTGTCGAACTGGCACAGCCTCGATTCGGTGAGCGCGTGCGCCTGTGTGTCGTGACACCAGAGCAGCCGCGCGCGCGCGTCCTGGCAATAGTCGACGACGGCCGCGTTTCGCCACACGACCACGACGTCCGAGGCACCCACTTCGGCCAGGTGCGCGCTATCCAGATACTCGACGCCGCCGTAGAGTCCCTCGGCGCCCACGCTGGCCATGACGCGAACGCGGTGGCCTCTATCCGCCAGTCGCCGCGCCATCTCGACGACGGCCGTTTCGCTTCCGCCCATGCCGCTGCGCGCGACGATCTCGGGGTTCCATGGCTCGCCGGTCGGCCCGCAGCCAAACACGATGTCCAGGCGTCCCGGCGACGTGGCGGGGTGAAGCGCGTGCTCGTAGGTGCGCTCGAGAAGCCGCAAGCCAGCGTCGTCCGGCCGCCGCGCGATCGCAACCCGGATCGCGTCGAGTGCCCCCTCATAGTCGCCCAGCTCCGCGCACACAGCGCCGAGCAGCTTGGGCGCGTGCAGCGTGCGGTCGAGCGGGCGCGTCACAAGCGGCGTATCGGTGGCTGGACGGCGCACGGCGTCGGCAAGGACTTCGCGCGCGCGATCGAGCTCTCGCCGATCGCCCGTCAGCCCACGCAGCGCCGCGAGCTTGCCATCCGCGTACGCGGGCTCGAACCAGGACGGCCGCAGGTCGGCGGCACGCTCAATCCACTCGGTGGCGCGCGCGAACGGTCCCGTCGGCTGCGAGGCCACGAGGCAATCGCTGAGCGCCAGCATGGCCATCGCGCGCTCGTCATCCCAGCCGCTCGCGCCGAGATAGCGCACGTAGTAGCGCGCGGCTTCGTCGAGTCGGCCTGCGGCGCGCAGCTCGGTCGCAAGGTTGAGAAGCGTCCACGGATCGTCGCCATGGCCGGCGGCCTCGTAGGCGCGCAGGATCCGAAGGCTGCGCCCGGCTTTCGCGGGCGAGTCGTTGCCGGTGTGCTTCCACACGATGCGCGGCTCGCGAATGTCGCGCGACTGCCCGTCTCGAGCGACGAGCGTTTCGTGGCACGGCCGCGTCCAGTGGTATCGCCCGTCGTTGCGCACGATGCGCTCGCGCCACTGGAGGACTTCGCATTCGCCCTCGGCGCTCGTGGAGTATTCGTACGGGCAGAGGACGCGCTGGCCCGATTCGAGGGCGGCCGCCACCTCGGCCAGATGCTCGACGCCCACCACGAGATCGTCCGAGTCGGCCCACATGACGACTGGCTGCGTGGCGAGCGCGAAGCTACGGGTGCGAGCCTCGGCGAAGTCGGAGATCGATCCGCCACCCGGGGCGGGCATCTCGTCGTAGCGGTCGGCCAGTGCTCGCACTTCGGCCGCGTCGAATACCGCGCACGGCGTGTGGACGATGCAGACCTCGGCGACGTAGGGGCGCAGCGAGGCGATGGTGCGCGGCAGGTGCGGATCGTCGCGGTGGATGAGGCAGAGGGAGATCGGGGCCGCACTCATGCCGGATACGGCCCCATGCTCGCCGCCATCTTCTGCGCCCGACGCACCGCCCGCGCCTTGCGGTTGTGCATCCGAAACGCGAGCGCCATCTCGAACAGGCTGCGACGCAGCTCGGTCAGCTCGCTATCGGGCGCCGTCGGCGCGAAGCTACCGTCCGGGTGCGGGCGCTTGTTTTTGACCGCGTGGTCGTAAGCCGCCTTCTCGTCCGGCGTGAACATGGCCAGGATCGCCTCGTAGGCGTCAAGGCGCAGTTCGATCAGCCGCTCGGTCGCCCGACGCGCGCGTTTCTGACGCGATGCCAGCGCGCGACGCTCGTGGCGGTTGGCCGGCGTCGTCAGCCGCCGCAGGTTCCACGCGATCTCGACGTAATCGCGCTCGCGCAGTCCGGGCAGCATCTCGCGCAATTCGGCGTCCGTGGGCGAGGTGCCTGAGCGGGCCAGTTGCCAGGGCACGCTGGCTGCGGGTCGCAGGGCATCGAGGTCGTAGGCGTCCATGGGGTCTCCACCCATGGGCCGATCGCGACCGTTCCTCCCCGATCTTCCCTGTGTGCGCTACCGCCCCACCACGTTTCGGATCTCACGAGTCGCGCTCTCGCGCCATTCGTCCTGCTGCTCGCACCACTCGCGAATCTCGGCCAGCTCCGCGCGAAGTGCCCGTAGCGCCGCTAGGCTGGCGTCAGGCGCGCTTTCGGGACGGGCCATGCTCCCGGGGCACGCTCGCTCGAGCGACGCGCCGTACACGCTCATGCGGCCCGCGCGGTAGACGAGCAGCGTTCCGCCGCGCGCTTCATCGAGCGCTCGCAGTCGCGCCCGCACTGTCTTCGGATCCTGATGCCAAAGCCTCGCAAGCTGCCCAGGCGTCCACCACCGATCCAGCCTCTCGTCCCTACTGCATGCAGCGACCATGTTTCCTCCGAATGCCCGCGACCAGCGCGGACGGGTTTGTCGTTACCGTGACTTGGAATCGTTCGTGCTGCCGCTCACTCCGCCGCCTGCCGCTCCGCCGCGATCACGTCCACCGCGTCCACGCCAAGCCCTGTGAACACGTCGAACCGGCTCGCGATCTCGACGGCCCCGCGCGCGTCTTTGCCGCACGCCATCGCGGCGAGCGCGTAGTCCTTGCCGCTGCCGGTGGCCGTGGGGCCGGGCGGCACTGGGCAGAGCGTGACGGTCTTGCCCTCGACCACGAACACGGCGCCGTCGGCCTTTCGCACGGCGATGCCGCAGCAGCCGCCCTCGTCCAGCGTCGGGCGCTTGTCCCAGTCCGCACCAGCGCTCAGCCAGCGAGCCACCGCGACGCCGTCGGGCCGATCGCCGCATGACGCGTACACGTATTCGCCGCAGTCGTGCAGCTTGCAGACCGGCTGCCGCGAGTCGCCGTGCGTGCGCTGCCGATCGGCGGCGAGGGTGCGGCCGTCCCAGGCGATGGTGGTCATGTTCTCCGCATCTCCTCGCGGGCGAGGTCACGGGATTCCTGAGCCGGTAGGCCCGCAGCCGTGAGAGCGGCGTCGAGCGCGCAGACCAAATGCGGCGGCAGTCCTCGCCGCCCGTGCTTCTGGTCCTGCGGCAGCGCGTTGCCCTTCTCGGCCTCGCAGCACGGACAGAAGGCGAACGAGAACGTGAATACGCCGCACACGAATGTCAGCCACGGGTGGGCAACGCACCAGGTGGTCATTGGTCGCCATCCTCTCCGGCGAGCAGCTTCCGCGCCCGCTCGTACCGCTCCTCATCCAAGATCAGCGCGTCGCTCGTGCCCAGCTCACGATGCACCGTCTTGCTCATCGCAACGTTGGTGTACGTACCGTTTTTCAGGCGCCACGCGCACGTAGCGTTGAGTGACAGCCACTTGAACACCGCGGCAATGGCCGCGCGCGATTGGGCGTCGGGAAAGTCCTCGGCGATGTGCTCAGGGGACATGTACCGCAGGCGCTTGCGCAGGATTGCCGCGACGGCGGGCTTGCGCTTGGCGCTCACAGCTCCCCTCGCAGTCTCTTGGCCTCGGCGACGATGGAGCCCCATTCGCAGGTGGGCGTGTGCGACGGCTCAGGTTCCGCGACCCACGTTGGTCCGCGTCGTACATGGCAGAACCGGCAGAACCTGGAGCACGCGCCCATGTCGTTGTCTTCGTCCCACGGGTCGAGCGCGAGAACGAGCGATAGGGCGCGCTTCCCAAGCACTGCGACAGCCGCCCGCATCGGCAACCGTTCGTTCGCTGCGTCGATGTACCGCTGCATGGCGTAGGTCTCGTGGCTGATTGCCAGCGCCTCGCCCTCGGCGCCGACGATCTCCACGGACTGGATGTCGTGAGCGTCGCGCCTGCGAATGAGCGGGCCGAGCTTCCACGTCTCCCCCATCACCTCGTCAAACCTCATGTATTCCTCCTCCCCACCCCGGTTCGCGTGTCGGTGGCGTTTGCGGGTGTGCGTGCGACTGCCACCGTTTTCGAGCTGAGCCGTACGATTGTTGTTGACGTGGGCGCCGGCCCCCTATGCACTCGGAGTGTCCTCGCGCGCGGGTGCGGATTCATGATCCCACCGCCGATCGTGAGATCCCGATCGCCTCGATTCGGATCTCCACCGCGTACTCGTTCGGCTCGCCCTTTCGCTGCGCGACCGCCCACTCGAACCGCTCGTCGTTGTCGGGCAGGTTGAACGCGTCGGCCACGCCATCGATGACGTGCTTGACGCTCGACCACGCGTTGTCGACGTCGAGCTTGCGAGGCGCGATGCGCGTGAGCGTGATGCGCGCCGGCAGAAGCGAATGCACCGCGGGCGATCCGATGGCCCCGACGAGCGCGGCTGTCATGCGGATCCACGTCACGCTGCGCTGAGCCTTGCCGCGCTTGTGCTTCGTGCGCCAGTGCTCCTTGGCGTTCGACTCGGTGACGAGGCGGAGCGGGAGTTTTACGACGATCGGCTCAGACTCCATAGACGTCCTCGAACGTTTCCGGCCCCGTGAAGTCGCTGAATCGCGCGCGCGCGCCGTCGTAGCCGAGCAGCATGACGGCCGATTCGTCCATGCGGCCCTTGGCGATCGCCAGCGCGGGCGGCTTGTCGAGAAACTTGCCGCTCCGCGGATCGCGCTGCCGGTGCAGGATGAGCACGAGATCCGCGTCCTGCTCGATGGCGCCGCTCTCGCGCAGATGGTGCAGCTTCGGCATGCCCTCGACGCCCTTCTGTTCCGCGGCCCGCCCGATCTGCGCGATGCCGATCACGTGGCACTGAAGCTGCGCGGCCAGGTACCGCTGCGCGCGGCTCGTCTCGGCCACCTGGCCCTCGCGGTTGGCTTTCTTGAGCGCTTCCGCAGACGGCTTCACGAGGCCAAGGTGATCGATGACGACGAGCCCAAGGCGCTTGCCCTCGCGCGCGAGAATCCGCGAACGCTCGAGCGCCGTGGCGTAGATGCTCGCCATCGTCTGCGCCGGACTATCGGCAAAGTACAGGCCCTTTTGTGCAAGCTCCGCGACAGCGCTCGTCACCTGCTGCCACTGCGACGGGTTGAGCGTCGCGCGCCGCAGGTTCGAGAGCGGCACGCCGCTACGCGAGGCAATGAGGCGCGCGGTGAACGAGTCGTGCGGCATCTCGAGCGTCACGTAGAGCGCGCCGATCTCGGGGTTCGCCGTCACCATGTGCTCGGCGATCTGCGCACTCAGGATCGACTTGCCGACGTTGGTGCGCGCGGCCAGGACCGTGACCTCACCGGGTCGCAGCCCACCGTTGAGCGCCTCGTCGAGCTCGTGCAGGCCCGTCGCGATCGCCGGGTTGTCGCGCTTCTCGAGCTTGCGCATGAACACCTGCGCCGACTCGCGGATTGACACCGACGCCGCGGTGGATGCCGACCGCTGCGCGAGCGTCGTGATCGTCGACTGCGCGCGCTCGACAAGTTGCGCCAGATCCGCCTTGGGGCTTGCAGCGTCCTGCGCGATCGTGCGGAACTCCCGGATCGCCACGCGCTTGGCCCACGCTTTTCGCACGGCCTCGGCGTAGATGCGCGCCTGTCGTTCGCTCACGGTCGACGCCTCGCCGACGAGCTGCTCGAGCGCGTCCATGCCGCCCACTGACCGATCGCGTCCGGTCTTCACGAGCGCCGCGTGGACGGCCACCGGATCGTGCTCGGCCTTGGCCTCGTGGCACGCACGGATCGCCTCGTAGATGCTGCCGTGGCCACGCTCGTAAAACGGCTCGCCATTCTCAAGCAGGTCGACCACCGAGGAGACGCGCAACGTGTCTGGCTGATTGCGCCCGGCCCAGAGAAGCGCGCCGAGCAGCGCCCGCTCCGCAGCCAGGTCCGCAGGTTCGGCCGGCGCTCGCTTCTCGCCCGGATGCACGACGCGCAGGTGTGCGCGCTCGGCGTCGGAGAGCGGATCGGCGGATAGGTCGCCGTCGCGCAGGCGATCGGCTTCGTCACGGGGCTTGGTCATGATTGCCTCCAACCTTGTACGGACGCGCCAAGATTGGAGCATCCTCGGGACCGCGCCAGTACGGCTCGACCCAGATCACCTTGCGGCCGGTTCGGCCGACGCCGATCACCTGCCGCTTGTAGTGACCGCGAACGAGAGATTGGACGGACGGTGGCGCGCCGCCGCCGGAGCCGTGCCGAATCCAATCACGAAGGGAGGCGCGCGTATCGGTGGCAACCGGCTGCCCAAAACAGATCACGCGGTGTTTCGGCGGCCCATTTCGAGGATCGTCGTTGCCCTTTCTGTCCCAAACCCGCTCAGACCATCGCGTCGAGTATTGGAGTGTGTACAGAAGGCCGACAACGATTCTTTGGGCCGCCCGGAGAACCCTTGACTCTTCCGAATCCAGGGACTCGTCCACCGTACCTTCGTCGAACAAGCATCGTGACAGCGCGTCGTCTCCCCACCGCGAGCAATGCAGTAGGCCGCCGCTCGCCTCGGTGGTCACCACGCTGATCGTTGCGACGTCCGACAGGCCGCTGGTTCCGGCCACGCGTACCGCTTTTCGTAGGAAGGAAAATCGTATCTTCGTGGCCTCCCACGAGTGTATGGGAATGCTGCCGTTTGGAATGTGAACAAGCAGCGCCGGCCAAGGCACATGAATGTCATCGTATGTGTCTGCGTTTATCGACGTCATCGCCAGCGACGACATGAACTTGTGGCCGCATGTCAGCGTCGTGCACGCGCCGTCAACCCAGCGCGACAATCCCGCCAGATACGCCTTGTCCAATGCGTCCAACTCCGCATACCGCGGCACCACCGCCGCAGTAACTGCCCCCGCATGCTCGTCGTTGTCTGGAAACCACCGATACGACCAGCCCCAGACTCGGCTGCCGAGTCGAACCGGGTCCTGTATCTCGTCTGGCGTAACGGGACGCCTCGCGAGTTCCTCTCGCGCGCCGAGAATGGCGCACATCGAACGGGGCGCCTCTATGGCGCGAGCGATCCAAGTATCGTCGGCTCCGCTGCTGGAAAGCCCCGCGAGACATACCGCTCGTATCTCGTCGTCATTCAGATTTTCCAGCATCCACGCATGCAGCTTTGATGGCACCGCGTCGGCCCCCCACCGGCGCGCCGCTTCGTACATTTTGCTGGACGCGACCCTCAGCGCGTCGCGGTCTATCACCTCAGTCGCATCCATCACGCCGCACTCCTGCTCCTGAACACGAACGCTCGCCGCGCAATGCTGCGCTCGATCTCTTCGGCGTACCTGTCGCCCGCCTGATCGTGATCTGTTCGGATGACGACGCGCGCCCCCACCGGGATCCGCTCTGCCATCGCGCGGCACCACGAGCCGCTGACGATTCCGATCGCCGCGACGTGCGGATCGTTGCTCACCAGGCACCGAGCGAAGAAGTCGGGCTCGCCCTCGACGATCGCGACCGTCTCGGGCTTGCGCGTGCCGGCGAGCATCGCGCGCCCGAACGCATCGGCCATGACCATCTCGCCGGCCTTGTGGCCGCTCGGCGGCAGTCGCTTCGGTCCATCGCCGTCCGTCACTCGCCACGCGCGGACGCTTCGGAGCGCGCCGGTTGCGTCGAACATCGGGACGATCAGCCGGTAGCCGGCCTCGCGCCACGTGCCGCCACGGCAGCGAGCCCACGGCGGCAGCGCGCCACGCGTCGGAAGCGCGCGACCAATGTCCAGCGATGCCACGCGCTCCGGGTCGAGTCCACGCCCGCTCAGGTGCGCCGAGCATTCGGCGTCGTCACTCACCGCGCGCGACGAGTTCCAGAGCGCCTCGACCTCGCCGATCGGGGGCCATTCGCGATCAGACTCCGGTTCTGGAGCGCGAATCGGCGCCGGCATCGGCGCTGGCGCCTCGCCACGGCCCTCGAGTTCGTCGACGATCTGCCAGAGGCCACCGAGGCGCGCGGCCTCGAGAAGCACCGCGCGGAAATCTTGCTTGATACTCAGGCCCCGAACGGCCGCGATGAGCGAGAGCGCGTCGCCGCCGGCATCGCACGCGTGGCACTTCCAGAGCAGGACGCCCTTGCGCTCCTGGACCGAGCAACTCGGGCTGCGGTCCTCGTGAACCGGGCATCGAACGAGCCAGCCCGACGCCTGGCGCTGGCGGCCGCGCGGATCGGCGAGCAGTCCGAGCGCTTCGAGCAGCCGCGTCGGATCGCCGAGCGCCCGCTTGATCTCCGGCGCGCGGTTGGGGCGGTCGTGAATCATCCGGCCTCCGTGTGCGGCTCGGGGTCGTTGGCGGGGGCGGCTTCGGCGACAGGCTGCGTGCGCGACTGGCGCGCGGCGTCTGTTTCGCCCGCCAGCTCGGCGAAGCGCTCGACCTTCGCGGCTTCGCCGATCGCGTGTCGGATGTCCGTGTACTCCGTGCCTCGGTCGTTCTGGCCAAGGTGCCAGGCGCTGCGCCAGATCCCGCGTACGGCAAGCGTGAGCGTCGCAACGTCGAAGCCTTCGAGCAGTCGAGCCTGGATGATCTCCGCGCGCTTGTCGTCGAGCGCTGGCATTGGTCCGCGCGGATGCCGGCGCTTTCGCTCGGCCGCCCATGCGTCGAACACGGCGCGCACCTCGGGTGACTTCCGCGCACGCTTGCGTCCGCGTGCTTGCTCGTCCGGCAGCAGGCTCAGCGTCGCGCCAGAATCCGAAACCCCACCCTCCGAAACTCCGACCTTTTTCTGATCCTGTTCCTGTGCTTGTTCCTGTGCGTGATCCTGATCTTGGCTTCGGAGGCCCTCCGATGCCCCTTGAGTTAGGGTTTCCAACTCTTCGATCCAGGCGAGCCGCGCGAGTCCGTACGGGGCCCCGTACTTGTCGAAAAAGTCGCGCACAAACCGATGCTTGCCGACCGATGTCAACTCACGCAGGACAGCCGCGCGGCGCTTGTCCGCGCCGATCAACTCGTCGCCGATCTGATAGGCGGCTGCGTTGGGCACCCAAACTAGCTCGGAAACCTCATCGTAATAGGCAAAACCGGCAGTTTCGACGCGCCGAAGGGCCTTGCGAGCCCCTTCAATTGAGATTCCGACCTCGTGGGCGAGCAAGGTGATCGGCAGGTAGTAGAGCCCGATCATGTTCGCGCTCGGGCAGGTGACGACGTACAGCGCGACGAGTTGCGCGTCCCTGTCGCCGCGCAGAGCCTTGCCGCTGCCCTTCGTCCAGAAGGCCGGAGATACACGAGCGTAGTCACGCACCGCGACGACCCTTCCGTGGCTGCCACTGCGTGATGTCGCCCGCCTTCGCCCACATCGCGTCAAGCTTGCCCGCGTCCTCGTCCTCGAAGTGGACGCGCGGATCGCACGCGCCGCACGCGACGCAGAACCAGGCGCCGCTCGCGTGCTTGATCGTCGTCTTTCTGCACATGCGGCAGTGAATTGCGCAGGCGTGATCGGCCGGCTGCCAGCCGTCCTCGAAGTCGCGATCCCACATCGCCAGCAGCCCAAACGAGCGCCGATTTCGATCGCCTTCCGCGTCGAAAAGTTGCGCGCCGACGACCATGAAATCGCCGCGCCATCCGCTCTGACAAATCCGCTTCGCGTGCTCGTGCAAATCCGCGAACTCGAGCGCCGGCTTGACCTCCACGAGAAGCTTGCCGCGCTTGAAGTGAACGATGAAGTCCGGGATGTAGCCGGCGAGATCGATCTCTTCGTACTCCGCGCGCCAGCGCAGCAGGTCGAACATCGCGGCCCATCGCGCCTCGAGACGGCTGCGGTACGTGCGGCCCTTGTAGACCGTGGGAATGCCGACGCGATCCGTATCGATCGGCAGCGGACGCGCGAGCGCGACGTCGTACTTAGTGGCCATGTGCTGACCCTTTCTGCGGGCTCCCACCCCCGATCCCGCACCCCCGCCGGTCATCCTTGCCAGCCTCTCGGCCAGCCCTGCGTGGATACGGGATCCGAGGCGCGAGCCACGGTGACGGTCCGGCGGGAATGACACGCCGACCCGCTTCTTTCTCTAACCACGACCTCGCCACCGCGCAAGCCAATCGGCGTATTGAGACGGAGAAGATCCGCGTTTGATTGCTGGCGCTCATGCTGCCGTTCGTATCGCCGCTCATCCCCGCCGCCCCCTTGGCCACCCATACACTTCCTCCCCAATCACCCGCCTCACCTCCGCCTGCGCCGCCGCGTACTCCTTCGCATCCCGCTCGCGCGCCGCACGACGGAGGC